CCCGATTGCAAGGATGAGAACCTTGCATCTTGTGAAACGGTACGATTCGCGTAAAGTTTTAAATAATTTCTGATTGAGAATTTGTTTTCTCAAACTTATGTAGTCATTATAGCACATAGTTTTCGAAAAGTCAATACTTAATCATAAGAACTTTTCGCATTTTAACTTCTTATAGATGTCACCAAGTGAATTTTGTAAATTATGAACGTATATTTCAGTTGTATTAATCGAGGCATGTCGGAGTAAATGCTGAACTTCCTGAAGAGATGCGCCATTATTTACTAGATCAGTTGCGAAAGAGTGACGGAGTTGATGGGGATGGAAATTATCATAGCCAAATTTCTTAAATTCTTGTTTTAATTTTTTTCTTAGTGATTTTTTAGTGTAGGGTAAGCCTTGGTTTCTCTCGCTTCGCCATAAGTAGTCTGATTTGAGTAACTCTCGCTCATCGATATAATTTAATAACTCTATACCAGTTCCTGTCGTAAAATAAACATACGCCATCTTACGGCCTTTACCTAATACTACAATGCGTTTATTGAAAAAATCTATATCAGCGACACGAATATTTCTAAATTCATTAATTCTTAAGCCTGAATCAAATAATAATAAAATCATTGTTCGATGTTCAAGATTTGCGTTTTTAGCAACTTCTAAAACTTGATTCTTAGAATAATAAATATAATCTCGAATATCTTCAGGTGATCTGAAAGTTGTCATTAAGGGCGTTTTAATACCAGTCTTAATTCCCATATCTTTACACCATTTTACAAAAGTAATAACTGTTTTAATTCTGTTATTGCAAGTTTGCGGAGTATACTTTATGCCGCCAAATTCACCAGTTAGCATTGCCATTTTCCATTCAGTGAACTTTCGGGAATTAAACTCAGAAATATCAGTTATTTTTGTTTGTTGCTTAAATTTAAGTAAATTATAACGCTTTGTTTCAATTGTAGCAGGGGTAAAGCCTGCATCTAATTTACACCAGTCAATGTATAAGTTAATTTGTTTATCTATTAACATAATATATTTTCCTTTCATTGAATTTTAAATGATTTTATTGATATTCTTTAAATGATATTCTTTAAGCTATTTCTCAATTTAAAAAATGAAAAAATCTAATAATTGCAGCTTAAATAAATTTGCTAAAAATTGCATTATATTTTGTGATATTTTACATAATTTGCCCTTTATTTTCTTATAATTTTATTTATTGTAGAATATTATATAATAATTTAGAGTAAACGCAACAAAACGAGCGAATTGCTCGCAACTTAAATTTTTAACTAATTTTTAAAACTTTATCTATTGTAATTTAGCAAAACGTTTTTTCATTTGTTGAAATTTAGCGTAACCCGCGCTATTAAAATCTCGCTCAAATTGATTAATTTCTTCATTCTTTCGCTTATCTTCTCGTTTTTTAGCTAATTTACTTTTTAGACGCGCCAAAAAACCACGAATAATGTCTAATGTCTTATTTGCGTTTTTATTACTCCAGATCGAGGCAAAGTATTTTTGTTTATCACGAATTCTGCCTTGTTTTTGCATAATTTTTACCATTTTTACAGATTGGGCGAAAAGTTTTGGTTCTTGCTTTTGCCATTTACGGAAAAGAGGTAGGAAATTATGATTACTAATTAAAGATAAGGCTTCATCGCCAAGCTTTAATTTTAAAGTTTGTAAAGATTTTGGATTCATAAATCTGCTTTCAATATTAAAATTAGTATTATCAAAAGCTTGAGACTTTTTATTTTAAAACAAAAAAGCCCCTATCGCCGAGCTAACGGCGTGAGGCATTTTTGGATCCATGTAAATCTCTTTAATTATATCAAACTAGAGTGAAGTTGTCAATATATGAATAAAAACATTGAAAATTGCTTGTGGTTATGGTATAATAAGAAGGTAGAAGTGGGTAGCCTATCAGTTCGAAATACCAAGTTGAACGTGCCGTGTATTTAGAGTGGCGTGTCAAAAGGTTCGAACTGCACATTTAAAGCTACTCCTTGCTCCCAATTAGCAAGAAATAACTTATGCGTTCAGCTTGGTTTTATGATATAATTGTAATAGATGACACGGATTCCGATTTTACGGAGTCTTTTTTTTGATTGGAGGAAATGTGGCTAAAAAAAGCAAGAAGAAAAAAGTTGGAAGACCTACAAAATATAATCAAAAATATTGTAGAGAACTCATAAAGTTTTTTAGCGTGAATGCAACAAGGGTAGTTGAAGATATACGTAAGCTTAGCGCCGATGGTGGTGATTCGGGTATTATTCAGCGACGAGTGGCGAATGAAATGCCAACTTTTGCGAAATTTGCACGAAAAGTTGGAGTTAACCAAGATACTTTACACGAATGGAGAAAGAAACATAAAGAATTTTCCGAAGCCTATAAGCAAGCAAAAGAGCTACAGGAAGAGTTTTTGATTAATATTGGTTTGAGTGGGGTGACGAGCGCAAGTTTTGTAATTTTTGCGATGAAAAATATTTGCGGTTGGCGTGATGAAAAGGATTTGAAAATTAAAGCTCAGAAAGAAAAGGATTTAAGCGATGCCGAGCTCGACGAAGCAATCTTTAGCTAATAAAGAACTGACAAGAGCAGATATTTTGCGAATTTGTGAGAAATATCGCCACGATAAGACTTTTTTGCGTAAAGTTTTAAGGGGAATTTTTAAGCGACCCGAAAATATTCATTTATTTGGTTGGTTTATTTCAAAAGAATATATCGAACTGGAAACACCGGATTTTCACAAGCAGATTTTGAGAGAAATTAGCGGCCAAAATTCAAGGGTGGCGATCTGTGCACCCCGTGGTCACGCTAAGTCGACAATTGTTAACTTTACCTATGCACTTTGGGCGACTGTTCAGCAAAAGGTGCGGTTTGGCTTAATTATCAGTGACACTGTGACGCAGAGTGTGGAATTCGTGAATGCGCTGCGTGATGAGATTGATAGTAATATACGCTTAAAGTGGCTTTATGGTGATTTAACTGGCGAACTATGGCGAGATGGGGACATTAAAACGGCAAGTGGTGTGCGGTGGACTGCCAAGGGTGCTGGAATGAAAATTCGTGGTATCCGAGACGGCTCAGCTCGCCCTGATTTGATTATCTTCGACGATTTGGAAAATGATGAACAAGTTGCAACGGCTTATCAGCGCAAGAAGTTAAAAGATTGGTTTCGAAAAGCTGCAATGCCAGCGTTGAGTCGAAAAGGGCGAATTATTATGATTGGAACAATTTTGCATTATGATTCACTTTTGCAGAATATTTTAGATGGTAAAGAGGGCTTTCGGAGCTGGCGAACTATGCTATTTTCTGCAATTATGAAAGACAAGAAAGGCGAAGAATTTGCTTTGTGGCCGGAACATATGAATTTGGAAGAGTTGAAAGCTTTGCGAGATGATCCGAACCACCCGAAATATGTGGGCTCAATTGTGTTTGCTCAAGAGTATCAAAATAAACCACTCAGTGAAGATGACTTGATTGTGAAGCCTGAAAATATTAAGTGGATTGACGAACTACCCGAAAATACGGTAATTCGAAGAACGGTTTTGGCGATCGACCCAGCTGTTTCGCAACGAGATACTGCCGACCCAACTGCAAAAGTGGTGGCAAGCTTTGATCAATTTGGTAATGTGTTTGTGCGTTATGTTGGTAATGATCGCTTTAGTGTTTCAGAGAACGGGGCGGATATTCAAAGGTTGAATGCGAGATTTTCGCCTGAAAGGATTGGGATTGAAGAAGGAGCGTTGGGCTTGGTATTTAAAGATTTACTAGCTGGACTACCACTGGTTGGATTAAAAGCTAATGCCGACAAAACTTCGCGTTTGATTAGTGTTAGTCGATTTTTTGAATCTGGAAAGATTTATTTTTTGCAAAACGCAAACAAGATTCAGGATTTACACGATCAGCTAATGGAGTTTCCAAATGGCGCTCATGATGATATGGTGGATGCGATGGTTTATGCAATTCGGATGTTGTTAGTGGATGGGCAGAAGCTGGTGAGTGCGGAGGATTTTGTTTTAAGTTAGCCGATAAAAGAGGTGGGAGAACTAACTAAAATTATATATAGTATGCTATAATTAGAGTATGGAAGAAAACAATATTAGTACAGTATCAAAGCGAATGTTATTTGCTATGTATCAAAAAGAATTATCTCAACCTGCGAGGCTATTCCGAATGTTGCAAATAAATTCTAAACATATAGGAGATACCAAAAATAAAGATTTGGTAGATGATATACTAGAGATAGCGGGCGGAAATCCATTGCGCGTGCTTCAAAGTATAAATTATTTATTGGAATCTGGATATCTCACTGCTGAGAGCGTAAGTGCAGCGCCATCTGGTGACTCTGCTATATTCCATGGTCTGCGGATGTCGGCTAATGGTATTGATTTCGTGGAGGATGTTGCTAATGGAGATAAGGAGAAAATGAAGCAAGTTGGGCTAGTTGTAAATGGTGATATGAATTTTTCACTTGAACTTGATTCTATAGTTAAGGCAGAAACTTCGGATCTTCTTGGAATTAAGAAAATAGCAGAATTTTTTACGAATAAAAATAATTAGTCAATCTAGCAGATATATGCTATAATAAAAACAGAATATACGGCTCATTACGAAAGTGATGGGCTTTTTCTGTTGGTTAAAAATAGGAGAAGAGATGTTTGGCAGAAAAAAGATTGAAGAATTGCAAAAAGAAATTGGCAGCACGATAAGTGGTAGCCTGATTTTTGGTGATTACGAACAAGAAATGAACGCTTGGAATCGAGAGCGGAAGATTCGAGATTATCGTGAAATGATGAAAGACCCGACAGTTGAAGGTTTGTTTAATATTGTCACGATGCCGATTTTAGCGAGCGAATATCAGATTGTGGCGGAAGATGAAAACGAAAACGCAAAAATACAAGCGGATTTTGTGCGAAAGAATCTTTTTGAAAGTAGCTTTAAGGGCGGAATTGAAACACCATTTGATCTATTTTTAGATGAGGCAATGTTGGCCTTGGCTGATGGTTTTGCTGTGTGGGAAAAAGTGTATCGCTTAAATAAAGATGGTAAATTGGAGCTTAAAAAACTAGCTCTAAGAGATAGTTTGAGCGTGGAGCTTAAAGCTGAAAAGGGTGAATATGTTGGAGTTAAACAGACTTTGGAAGATGGTGGAGTGGTGGAAATTCCAGCGTATAAAACCTTCTTATTTACTCACAACAAAAAATTTAATAGACTATATGGCCGAAGTATTTTAAACTCTCTTTATAAAAACTATGATAAAAAGCAAAAGTTGGAATATCTAGACTCAATTGCTCTACAAAACGACGCAATTAAGCCAAAGATTTTAACCGAAACGCAAGAACACTTGGGTGTAGGTTCGGGAGCAATGCGAAAGATTATTCATGCAATTGGCAAGTTTGGTAAAACTAATTCGGCGGTTAGCGTTCCCTTTGGTTATGATATAAAAACACTAGAAAGTGACGGTCGAGACCCACACCAGAGCATTGAACGCCAAAAAAGTGAAATGGCTTTTGCTTTCATGGCGAATTTTATGCTTTTAGGAACGCAAGGTAAAAGTTCGAGCGGAAGTTATGCATTATCGAACACGCAAGCCGGTATTTTTCAGATGAGCTTGCAGAGTATTTTGGATAAATTGGAGGCACACATTAACCAATATATTATTGCTGACCTGATTGACTTGAATTTTGCTGAACCACACTATCCGCAATTTAAATTTGCAAAATTAGATAAGTCTAAAATTGAGTCAATCTTTGAAATCTTTAAAAAGATGGTGGATAAAGACAAAGTTAGCGATGAAGTGGTTAAACAAGTTGAAGATGAGGTTGCAAATCAATTGGGTTTTCAAATTGAGAATAAAAAGCAGTTGAATTTGAGCGAAAATGAACCTGTTACTAAAATAGCACCGCCAGATAAGCATTTTTCAAACCTAGACAAGAAATGGCAAGACATTGAAAACCGTTTTTTAAACCAAAGCCGCACGATTTTTGAAAGTGTGGCAAAAGATATTAAAAATACAGGCAAAATCGAACTTTCGAAAGAATATAAAGACTTGCTAATTAGAACTTTTAGACAGGCCTATACCGAAGGCAAGATTTTTAGCGCTAATCGTGAAGGGCGAAAAGCTGGTAAAGATTCGCCGGAATTTTCTAACAACGCAAAAGAATATATAGACTGGATTTTTGAAAAGCAAGAGAATGACTTGAGACAGTTTTTGGAAGGCGAAAGCTGGAATGATACTTTACTTGCTGAAGATTCGAGCGATTTTTTGCGGAATTTGGCAACTGGCGTGCTAATTGAAAGTGTGATGAGCTGGTTTTTGAAACGAGCTAAACCAACGGCAAGTTATTTGGTTGGTCGAGGCGTGAATGCTGGGATCTATAGCGACTTTAAGCCTGATGATTTGATTGAATATTCGGCAATTATCGATGGACACACCACCGCTGGTTGTTCATATTTGAATAATAAAAGAATGACTTGGCAAGAATGGCAGAAAAACCCTGATATGATTCCACCACGCCATTTTGGCTGCCGTGCCACCTTGGTGCGTGTGGTTGAAGGTGGTGATGAAAGCGAAAATCCGGCGGACAAGAAACTTTTGAAGAGAAAAGATGATTTTGCAAAAACATCAAAGGGTGAGTTAATCGCTCGTGGCGAATTAGACAAGGACGAAACCAAAAAAGCAGGATTAGCAAGAATCCGCAACGAAGAATTTGTTTTACCAGAAAAAACTAAAATTCCACCCCAATTAGCTTTAAGTGGAACAAACCCAAACTATGCTAAAGCTCGAGAGTATCAAATAAACTGTCAGCGATGCGTTCCGACTTATGAAATGCGAAGAAGGGGTTATGATGTTGAGGCTTTGGGGAATTTGCGAGGTTCGGTAAAGTTGGGAAATGATCAGAAAATTCTAGAATTATGGGGTGCTTCTGATAAAGACTTTATCAAAAACTATGTAGAATTTTCTTCAAGAAAAGAATTAAAATACTCTGATGGCTCAAAGGATAATTTGAATAGGATTATTGAAAATATTGAACCTAATAGTCGCTATCAAATAGCTTGGCATTGGAAAGGTAAGAATAGTGGCCACACATCAATACTAGAAAAAACTTCTAAAGGTGTCTTTATTGTCGATCCACAGACTGGAAAAATATATAAAGCAAAAGAGTATCTGGGAAGAGATCTATTCACAAAAGTAAGGCTTTTAAGAATTGATAATCGCAAAATTAATGAAGATATGCTAAAATTGATTATGAAAGGCAGAAGATGATTGAAAAAATTCTAGAAGAAATAAAAAATGAATTCAATAATGCCAATGCTAAATATCTTGGTGAATTTGAGGGTAAATATTGTATTTCACTTTTTTATAAAAATGAAGAGTGGGGTGGATATAATACTTTTTATAGATTATATGATGAAAAAACCGGATTGCTTGTTGAAGAAATCGATGCCGAACCACAGCTCGATGACGATGATAACCCACGGCTTGAAATGCTAAATAACACATTTGACGCTTTCGGTATCGAAAAAGAATAATCCATAAAATAAACTCTTTACAACCCAAATTAAAACTGCTATAATAAAAACATAATATACGGCTCGCTAAGGCCGTATTTTCTTTTGCCATTTTTCAAAAAGAAACTCGCTACGACTTGAGCGAGCTTATATTTAAGGAGAAATGCATGTATATTTTTATAAATAGAGATTTGGAGATTCGGCTAAGTGAAGATTCGAGCCAATATAAGCAGTTTTGGAAACAGATTTGTAAGTTTGGCGAATATGTGAATCCGAACGGCAACGGAAAGATGATCCTTGACAAGAAATTTGCAGATGAAATGGTTGGAAATTTCAAAAGTGGAAAATATGGTGTTGTGCCAGTTCCGCTTGGCCACCCGAAAGACAGCATTGAGTTGGCGGAGTTGAATCGAGGTGAAGTTAAGGATTTGAAGATTACCGATGATGGAATTGACGCTTTAATTGAGATTCGGGACAATGATACTGCCGATAAAATCGAAAAACGACTAATTCCTGATGTATCAATGGGATTTAGTGAAGATTATTTGGATAAACGAACTGGAAAATATGTTGGCGCATTTTTAAAACACGTTGGATTGGTTGCAGACCCTTACATTAAAGGAATGGATCAATTTGTAGCGTTGAGCGAGAGTAGTGCAAGTATACTTTTCAGTGATAAAGAAATTAAGAAAGGAGAAGAGATGAATCTTGTAAAAATTAAGAACGACCGAGATTTTGACATCGAAGTTCAGTTTACTCTTAATGATGAAGAGAAAAAAGAGCTAATCAAGGCTGGTGAAGAAATTGAAGTGCCAGAAGATCAGGCTGAAGCTGTGAGAAAGCAGATCGAAGAAGCTGAAAAACCGGAAGAAGCTGAAACTGAAACAGAAGCTGAAAATGCTGATGAGCAATTGGCTGATGAAAATCAAGAAGATGACGAAGCTGAAAAATTACGAAAAGAGCGTGAAGAATTTGAAAAAGAGAAAGCAGAATTTGAACGCAAGAAAAAGAATTCTTCGGCTAAAAAGAAATTCGATCAGCTTTTGAGCGAAGGAAAAGTAGTGCCTGCAATGCGAGAAA